GATCAATTAAAAATAAAGTTTAATAGTCCAAAACTATTTGGCATATTATACGATGTTTTAACTTCTACTAATGTATCAAATCCCGAATTGCTTGCAAAAACCGCTTCTGTAAAGTTTTTAGAAGAAACAAAGCAAGTAGAAGAATATATAGAAATTGATAAAGAGTTTTCTGACGGATTTATAAAGTTATTTGTAAGTATTGGCGGAAATATTGTTAGATTTGAAAATAGTATACTAAACCAAAGACGAGGCTCAATTCTGGAAAGAAAAGAGACTTTAGGAACAGGTAGAGTAGTACTACAAAGATTAAAAGATCAATTCAAAGGTATAGGAAAAAAGCTAGCTACTGAAATTTCTAGAAGTATAGTTATTGGCAGAGATTCTCCAAGTATACTTGACTATATAAAATATAGTATAATTACTACTATAGAAGGAAAAACAGTACAAAGATACAATAATAAAAAAACTGTTAAAAATAGTACAACATATAAAACAAAAATGCCAGTACTTTCCGGTATTGGTACTCCGGCAAAACTAACTAAAAAATCTAAACCTAGATCTGATCTAAGATCGAATATAGTAGTAACAAATTTAACTTCCTTACAAAACTTACTTAATGCTAGTTTAATAGAACAAGTTAAAAAGAATATGGGTACCGGCAGTCGCCGCGACATACTTAACTTGCGTACTGGCAGATTTGCAGAAAGCGTTGAAATTACTCGCATGAGCGAGAGTCGTCAAGGAATGATAACAGCTTTCTATACTTATATGAAAAACCCTTACGCTACATTTAGCGCAGGTGGTAGACAAGAATATCCTCGTAGCAGAGACCCTAAGCTGTTGATTGCTAAATCAATCCGCGAAATCGCTGCTCAACAAGTCGGTAATCGTTTAAGAAGTGTATTGGTATGAGCACTAAAAGAACAAGTATTACGCAAGCTCTAGCCGCTAAGTTTAATACTCTAGACGGTTCGGCACCTTATACAACCAATTTATTTAATAACGCACACGCCAAGTTACGGTTCTGGGACGAAGTAGATCAATTCCCTGCCGTATTTGTTACACCAGGGTCGGAACAACGCGACTATTTACCTGGCGATTTTACTTGGGGATATTTAAATGTGTGTGTGAAAGCTTATGTGCGCGGAGAAGAGCCTCAGCAAGAATTAGAACAGTTGCTAGAAGATTTGGAATTGGTAGTAGATGCAAACCGTGTGCTGGAATATAGCACCGGCAAAACTACTACAGAAATCTTGGTTACTTCTATTACCACAGATGAAGGTTTGCTGGCACCATATGGAGTTGGCGAAATAAATTTACAAGTGCGTTATGCACTTTAATGGAGCATGTTAACAAACAGATAATGGTCTAGTTTACAACAAATACTCCATTAATCTTACAGCAAAGGAAAGATAATGGCATCATTGAATCTAGTACGCAATAGTAAAGTATTCTTTACTACAAATGTGGATGCTACCACAGGCGTTATTAAAGAAACAACAAGTAACGGATTTTCGGCATCTAACACATTCGAACTACAAGTATTGGATGGGTTTAGTTTCTCACAAAATACTAATTCGGAACAGATAACAGTTAGTGAAGCAGGTGTATCACCAGTTCGTGGACAGCGTAGTTTTAATACTAGCTTAGCTCCAGTTGATTGGTCTATGAGCACCTATCTCAGACCAGGTAAAGCCAGCACCAATGTAACAGCAGAAGAAGCTTGTTTGTGGAACGCATTATTTAGTTCACAAGCACTTGCCACTACTAATACTCTTAGTGCTACTACTTACACAGCACCTACTTGGGATGCTACAACTGGTATCCTTAGTATTAATGGCACAGGAATTACCAGTGACGTAGCAGTAGGTGACGGTATAATTATTTCTGGCATTACTGCAAGCGGCGGTACAACTGCACAGCAAGCTGCAGCAGTTAAGGCTTTTAATGGCCCAGCAACAGTTACTGAAATTACTGGCACATCGCCTAGTATAACAGTAATTAAAGTTCGTCCAGCCAATGCACAGTTTTATACATCCGGTGCAACCTTGGCTTGGAGTGCAAGCACAGTTTTTGCTAAATCAGGCTGGTTAAGCGCTGCTGGTGTAGCACACGCCGGTACACATGGCAGTAACGTCAACCAGTTGCAAAAATTTGGTTTGTTAATTATTGTTGATAACGTTACTTATGCAATTGACAATTGTGCACTTAATGAAGCCACAGTTGATTTTGGTCTGGACGGCATTGCAACAGTTCAATGGACTGGTCAAGCAACAGCTCTTAGACAGTTATCAGCAAATCTAGTAGCAACTACTACTGGTGCTAGTACAAGTGCGGCTGGTACAGGTACATTTACTGGTGGCGGAGTAACTGGTACATCCAATTATGCTCCAAAAACTACTGGTCCTGGCTTTATCACTAATAAGTTAAGTACTTGCAGCTTAAAAACTGTTAAAGCTCTTGGCGATGCTAGTGCTGGTAATGCTTACTATGTAGCGCTAACCGGTGGAAGCTTTACCATTAGTAATAATATTTCTTATGTTACACCTGCAATCGTTGGTGTAGTTAATCAAGCTGTAACTTATTACACTGGTACACGTACTATTTCCGGTTCTATTAACGCATACCTGAATACTGGTGCAGCAGCTGATAGCGCTACTTATGTAGCCGGTGGTACTGGTAACCTGTTAAAAGACATGCTGAAATCGGCTGCAACTGTAACAGAGCCAATGTTTGAGTTAGAAATTGCTATTGGTGGCAGCAGCAATAGTACTCGCGTGGAATTAAGCATGGGTTCGGCTACTATAACCGTTCCTTCTATTAACACTGAACAAGTTGTTAGTACCTCTATTAATTTCACCGCTGTTCCTAGTGTAACAGCCTCCAGTACTCGTGCATTTGATCTTGGAAACACCAACGATCTAGCCGTACGTTACTACAGCGCAACAACTAACGTTAACGCAGCCTAATATTTTAAATTAAAAACACAAGGGGTAACACCCTTGTGTTTTTCAATAAGGACAAACTAAGTGTCAAATCTTTCTCTAAAAACTTTACTAGTTCCCAGCAAAACCGTTCAAGTAGAATATCCTGGTATGCCTGGGTTTATGGTTGATGTGTGCTTTTTAAGTCGTGAAACTTTGCAAAACATTCGCAAAAAAGCCACAAAAACCAGCTTTAAAAATCGTCAGCCAATTGAAGAACTGAACGATGAGCTATTTCTAGAGCTGTACGTAAAAGCCAGTATCAAAGGCTGGAGCGGTCTAACACTTAAGTACCTGGAACAACTAGCACCTGTTGATGTTGGTAGTGAAGATCTAGAAACCGAACTAGAATACACCGAAGAAAATGCGCTGTACTTAATGAAAGCCAGTACAAACTTTGATGCTTTTATTAGTGAACAGGTAACAGACTTGGGAAACTTTTCCAAGAGCAAACCGAATTAATTTACAGTAAATTAGAAAACTATCTCAAAAACTCTCAAGTTTCGATGACCAAGGAACAGTACCTTGAAATGTGCGAAATGTTGGGCACGGAACCTGTAGACGCAGAGATACCTGTAGATTTCACAGATTTTCCTGAGCTGGTACAGCAAATACTAAACATATACAATGTCTTAATAGATCATTGGGACGGTATGAGTGGAGTATTTTTTGGTAAACAATTAAATGGTATATTTGACATATTCAAAATATATGATTTGGTTGGTTACGAACAACTGTATGCACTCAATATAATAAAATTTTTG